CTTCGACGGAGAACAGATCCGGTCTGTCCGGGAAGAATTCCACCGACATCTCCTCGGTGAAACCTTCCGTCTGATGCATGTCCGCGCCTATGAGCGGTATCTTCTCCACCAGGACGTCCTGCGGGACCTCTTTCCCCATAAGGGAGCACAGGTCGCTGTATTTGAAATTGATGACCGGCATCTTATCAGCGTCCGAGTTCCTGGTGTGCCTTTCCTAGATGTCCCGCCGCCTGGGCGGCGACCGTCGACAATTCTCCGGCAAGGACGGTGACCGCAACGATCTCCGCAAGTTTCTTAGCTTTCTCATTCCCGAGACATCCGATCATTGCCAACGCTTCCGACTGCGACGGCAGCCTCGTGCCTCCTCCGACCGTCCCGACCTCGACGGCCGGCATTCTCACGGAGATGTACAGATCCCCCTCCATGTTCTCGCACATGGTCGTCGTCATGCTCCCGCTCACCACCTGCGCCGGATCCTGTCCGGTCGCGATGTACAGCGCCGCGATCATATTCGCGGCGTGTGCATTCGCCCCCAGCGTCGCGGAGAGCGAGCTTCCGATGAGGTTCTTCCTCGTGTTGGTCTCCACTATCGAATCGGTGGAGGCGTGTAGCCTGCTTTCAACGATATCTTTCGGGATCCTCGCCTCGGCGATGACCGACTTGCCGCGGCCTCTTATCATATTTATCGCGGCGGCCTTTTTGTCGCTGCACATATTGCCGGACACAGATACCATCACCGCGCCGGTGCGGCTCTCTATCTCTTTGCATATGGCCTCGGTGGCTATCGTCGCCATGTTCATTCCCATCGCATCCCCGGTCCCGTATGTGAAACGGGTGAAAAGGTTCCTTCCGGCGGGGAACGACTCCACCGACGTGAGCTTCCCGTGTTTTGTCGTCGTCTCCACGATCGACGAGAGGTTGTCTCTGTTGTTCTCGATCCATTCCATGATCCTGACGCAGTGGTCGACGCCGTCCGTTCTGAACACCGGCGCCCTGGTCATCCCGTCATGGAAGACCGTCACTCTGGCGCCGCCGCCGTCATTGATGACGGACATGCCTCTTGAGATAGAGGCCACAAGCGCCCCCTCGGTCGTGGCATCGCTTGTGAGGGCCTTAATGGCAGTCAGGAGCGCCCCTTCGGCTATAGCCGTGGCAAAGCTAAGGGTCGGCTGCGGTTGCACCGGCTCCTGCGGCCCTTCCGGTTCGGTCGGGCCTGTCGGCGGGAGGCCCGTCAAGTCAAAGTTGGCGGTGCGGCCGGCAATGTCATTGTTTGGGCAGTGGCAGAAGCCGAAGGCCACGGCGGAGGCATCGAATTCAACGCCGATCTGGCCGGTGGGAATCGGGGAGGCGGCGGTGCCCTCAATACTCAAGGTGACTTTGCTGTTGTCGCTTTTCAAGGCTTTGCCGGTCAGGCCGGCAGGGAGGCCAGTGAAACGGAAGCCGGGAATTTCAGAGCCCGCACGGCCGTTAAAGGTCTTGGCGTTTTTGCCGCCCGAAAGCGTCCCGGAAATGATGGTTTCAATCGTGCCGGGGGCCGTAGGGCTTTCCGCAAACGCCGTGCCGTTGTATGTGATCGCGCAGTCGGGCACCACGGCCGGGGGAATGCGCTCCACTTTGATATTGGTCCCGGTGCATTGGTCGTAAAGGGCTTGGAAAGGCATATCCAAGACAATGCCGCCCTCGCCCTCCACCGAATTGCTCCCGCCGCTGTATTTTATCCGGGGCAGGGTGATTCGGTAGGAGGCTTTCGTGCGGCTATCGACCAAGATAAGCTGAATGCTGGATTCCTCCTCGTCCACGAATTTCTTCAGGAGGCCCAGGTCTTTGAAGTAGGCGGAGACCGTGCCGGTGACGTTGATGCGGCCGGAAACCAAGTCTTCCGCAAACTTGTTGGCGAGGACGAAAGCCGGTTGAATGCCGTTGTCCAGGTTGATAGTTATGCTGGTTATGACCGAGATGTCTATGCCGGCTTCCCTGAGTTCGCCGGTGAAGCCGTCAAACGGCTCATAGGTCGGGGCCGGTTCAACAGTCTCGGAAAGCGGCTGCTCGGCGAAGACAACGCCATTGCCTATGATTCCGATGGTGCCGGTGACCATGGCGTTAGTCTGCACTTCCAAGGTCAGTGTGCTCACTTGGCAGCCGTTGAAGACCTCAAACTTGCCAATGTCGGTGAAGGCCCGCTCGATGGTGAAGGACGGCACATCGGTTCCGGCGATCAGGTATTTGTAGCCGGTTTCCGGGTCGTCTTTCCAAATGCTCCGCAGGGCCGCCGCCAACAGGTCATCAAAGGAGCCAAAGGAAAATTCCATTCCAATGTCTCCGCCTGACTGGCAAGTGCCGTGCCGGAGGTCGGAAATCTGGCCGTCACTCCGCAATTCTTGAGATTGAAAGGAATCCTTGGACAGTTGCAGGGAACAGCTTGTATGCCGAAGCGCTTTCATAAGGGGGACGTTCGGCGTGACCCCAAGCTCGGATTCTTGAACATAGCGTAAGCCGTGAAACCCGCCTGTTGCGAATTTAGCCATAATGGCACCTCCAAAATTTTACGCTATGTCCTTCTGGACGTAGCAATACCAACTAACGGTCACTGGTATATGTGGCCTGTCGTCAAGTTCAAAAGGTCCGCTACAGTGAGCGGAGGTAATGGTCACCGCATTATCTGAACACAAGGGCAAAACCCTTCCAGACCTGAAAAGGTCAATCAGTTTTTTAGCTACCTCTTCAATGTCTGATAGGCCAGTGTCTTTGACCCCGAAAACGCTGATCTGGTATATGCCGACCAAGCGTTCAAACCCGTCACTGCCAATGCTGACCGTTTTTGTTTCGCCAAACATGATGTGCGGCCGTATGAAAAGCGTATCCACCTTCGGCGTGAATCTGGCATTCATCCAGGCAACTTGATCAGCTTCAAGGCCAAGGCTGGACAAGGCGTTGTTTAAACGTCCGTCAAAGGCTTGGCGTATTTCGATGGTTGGGGTTTCCATTAGTTGCCACTCTTCACTTCTGCCGCCGCACTTTCAACAATGCCGGGAAATTCTGAAAGCGTTACACGCACCATGCCTCCAGGGGCTTGCTTGCTGTGCCCGTATTCAAGGGGTATTGCGTAGGGCAAGCTGTTGGTTATAAATACCGTTTTTCCCGCTTTAAAATCCTTAAGCTCGGCGAGTTTTCCCAAAGTTGGCGCGGCATTATTTGTCTTGTCCGTTGCCGCCGTAGTGATTGTATTCATTTGCCCTTGTGCAATTGTCCAATTCGCCCTGAATCTTCCCGTATCAACAGGGCTACGCATTACTATTTTTGTGAATAAATCGAAAACAATTTTTTTAATAACTTTGTCGATACTGATTTTGTATTGGTTGGTTAATTTCGCAACATCCAAGCTGAACTTGCCGGCCATCTTTCAAGCCTTCCGTATCAACAGGTGGTGCATGAGCGGCACCATGCCCGGCTCCAAGGTGCTCATATTGACCACCTTCCAAGCCTCGTCGTAAAGTTCAACCCGGTCATCAATCTGCGGGCTCATATCGCTATGAGCCACCAGGAGCATTTTGTCTCCAACTTCAATCGCCGATTCCTTAAGCCAGCCTATCGACTTGACCGAATTGTTGGAGATCTTGACTATCAAGGCCGGCAGTTGAAATTTGACCTCGTTTGCTTGGCCGTATTTGGTTTTAATCGGGTCAAACTCGCTTTTTACTCGCCTGGAAAAGTAAAGCAGAACGCCGTCTTCCATGAGGTCGTTGTAAACTTCGTTCTGTTCCTGAATCCAGTTTTCAGCCATGCTCAAGCCCTGGTAATCTTGGCTATTTTGATTTGGTTATCGTCCACCCGAGGCCCGAAAAGGCTCACTAGAAGCAAATCCAGAGCGCCCAAGATCGGCCATTCGCCTTCGGTGCCTTCAAACCATTCCTTCTCCAACACGTCAACCCGCTTCCGTTTCAGTCTGGCCCCGGCTTCCACCTGCGGGGCCAGTTTCAGCCCTTGAAGCATATAAAGCGCAACTTCGCACTGCGCGTCCTTGTAGATTTTCGGGACCGTATCAGGCAGAGGCTCACCCTGAAAGTCAACGGCCCCGGTGCGCGGGAAGGCTAGGCCCTGATCCGGGTTCTTCTTTTCGCCTGTCATTCGGAGGAAATAAGTGTTGTCAAGGTAAGCGGCCGACCGCCGAAGCATGGCCTCTTGCCTGACTTCATTTCCCCCCGGTGGTTGGGGCCATCCGTCATTGCCCATTTTCAAGTGATAGGCATTCGCATCTTCCAAAGATGCGTAACTTTCAGCCCCAACCAAGCCGGTGCCGTCTTCAACAACCAGGGCCACGGCTTATTCCCCTTCGGCCTTTTTCTGGTCGTCTTCGGTTTTGTTGGGGTCTTCGTCCCCGGAGCCGCTTTCCTTTGCGGCCTCGGCGGCCTCCATGGCCTCCTCGTAGATAAGCAGAAGTTGGGCCTTGCTGGCATGGGTCGGGAAGTCAACGCCCATCTTTTTAAGCTCTTCCCTGAGTTGCTCGGCGTTCAGCTTGGCCTTGTGTTCGGCCTTGGTGTTGGAGGAATCGGCCTTGGCTTCGCCCTTCTCGGCCTGGACAAGCTCGTAGTGGCCGGTGTTGACCGCTTCCTTGGCGTCCACTGTGAGCATGGAGTAGATTTCGCCGCTCTTCTTGTCCTGGACCTTGCAGTAAACCTTGCTGGTGTATTGCTTGGTCTGTTTCGGCTTCGCCGTGTAGGCGGTTTTGGCGGGGGCCGTTTTCAGTTCCCAGGTGTATTTCCGAAAGTTGATAGCCTCGTTGGCTTCCTCTCGGGTCATTTCCTCGGGCTTGCCCTCGGGGTTATAGACAGTGACCTTCATTTCGTCCTCCGTTTAATAAAACGGGGCCGGGGAAAAATCCCTAGCCCCGTTGAGATGTTGATTTTCAGGCCCGGTTACGGGGTGTTGTTGCGCTTCGTCACAAAGGCCCCTATGCTGATGGCGGCCGAAGTGGCGACCGCCAGCCGGATAAACTGCCTCGGCATTTCGTTACCGAGCGCGTTCTTGAACGGCTGCGCTATGGGGCCGGTGTGGCCGGCGGGAATGGGGATGGTCAGAAGCCGGATCGCGTCCGAAAAATTCTCCAGGTCGGCGGCTTCAATGGTCACGGAGGCATTCGCGCCGGCCGGGGCGGAGGCCACATGGATAATCAAGTCGGCTTCCATGAGGCCAGACCCCACCCGCAGGACCGGGGAATTGGTGGCCGCGTTTATGGGGGTCGCCATATCGAAAAAGGACGTTTCGATGTCAAAGACGTTTGAGACGTGCTGTGACGGAATCCCGAAAACGGAACCATGGCTCGGGTTGCTGGTGTTGACGGTCATATATTCACCTTGCCTTTCAGTTTTTTCCGCTCAGGGATTCCGGTTAGGCGATAACCGGGACGTTTTTGATGCCGCGAAGGCGGGCGGCGGCCTTGCCGTTGAAAATGCCGAAGCCGCTATACCACTCAATGCGGGTCCGGTAGGCCGGTTTTTCCTGCAACTCGCCCAGGTCCGTTGCCTGGATGTTTTCGTTTTCAAGGCCGCAGACCCCGGCGTCACTCATGCTGACAACATAAATGCTGGTGCACTGCGCCGGGCCGCCGCCAGGAGCGGGCTCTTTGAAGCCTATGATGTCTTCGTTCTCGTTGTCCGTGCCGATGGGGACCATGGGAATCCCGTTGTAGGTGACGACTTGCCGGCCGAATTCGTCCTTTTCAAAGCCGATCAGGCCGCTCACGTCCTTATTCCGGGCGGCTTGCGTCATGCGGAGGGCCATCCGCTTTTCAAGCAGAATATGGGTGGGGTCGGAGACCAAGGCGATCAGGTTGTCCAGGTCGAACAGGGAAAGCGGGTCGCCGCCGCTGGAGTTACCGGCATCCATAAGCTGGCGGCCGGTAATGCGCTTCTGCAAGCCGTCAAATTCGCGGGGCTCCACATAGGAATCGCCTTTGATGAAGGTGCGCTCCCAGGCCAGGGACAGGGCCTTGATTTTCATGGCCTCTTGCACTGACCGCTGATCACTGCCCATGGTGCTGACGATGAACTTGTCAACGTCAATGTCGCCGCCCGAGATAACCAGGCCCTCAGTGTGGGGGTTCAGAATGCCGGTGCTTTCCGGGTAGGCTTCGTTCACACCGCGAAAGCCAACGCCGGGAAGTTCGTGTTCCTGGTTGTATTTGTAGGAGTTGCCCTTGATGGAAAGGAAGGGCAGGACGCGGAGAATGCCGGAGCTTTGGGCATATATTTCAATGATCGCGCTCCGAAAGATGTTCCCGCTGTGAAGTTTCGCCGCTTCAACAAGAGTAAGAGCCATTGTGGCCTCCTTTTCGATACGTTTTCAAAGCGGCGAACAGCGAAAAATTATTTTCCGCTTTCCAGTTGCCGCGAAAGAGTAAGTTTGTCTGATGGCTTCATTGTGGCCAGGGCTTCGGCTGATAATTTCCCACCACCGGCGAGGGTAATGTTGCCCTTGGCCCCGCCGCCTCGGTTTTCTTCAAACAAGTGGCCCGCCGTCTGGACAAGTTCTTCCGCCCACTCGGCCATGGTCATTTCTTTTTTGGCGTCCTTGCCGTAGCGGACAGTGCCGTCTTTGCCGTAAGCCTTGGGCTGCCCGTCTTCGTCAACGCGCCAGGCGTTGCGGGCGCGGCCTATAATGTCTTGCAGGGCCTCTTTTCGCGGAACACCTGCGGCGGTAACGGCTTCCATGATGCCCTTGTCAATGATTATCCCGTTCAAGGACTCCCGGAGCTTTTCGTTCTCCGCTTTGACTTTCGCCAGGTTTTCCGACACTTGGTTAAACTGGCTTTCGTGGTCCTTCTTCATGGCCGCCGTGCGCTGGTTGACCAGTTCGTCAATGTCGCCCTTGTCGATAAGCTCCTTTTCCCTCAGCTTCCGGGCGGTCTCGGCGGCTTTCTTGGCATCCTCCGGGTCAAGCCCTTCAAAGGATTTCAGCTTTTCCTCAAGCGCCTTATAGTCGGCGGTCAACTTCTTTTTTTCATTCAGAAGCTCCTCCGCCTTTTTTTTCAGGCCGGTATTGTCTTCAAGGCCGTCAACGGTGAGGTGGAATTTGCCGTCATCCCCTTTTTCGTAAAGGGCCTTTATGCTTTCATCCATCCCCTCAAGGGAATCCACCACCAGCTTAAGTTTCATGTTTTCCTCCTGCCCCCAAGGCAGCTTGATTGAATGGCCCACAAGGCCATATATGATTCGCTTTTATATTCAACTAAATAAAAAGTCAATACAGAAAGCCGCAACTTTCTTAATAAAAGTAATGACTTGTATGCGTTTTGTCGTATGGAACAGGAAAAACGAATTGAAGGATTTTTAAATGAAAAACAAAAAGGCCGGGTTTTTAGCCCGGCCTTTTTGCTCTGCATCTGTGGTGTTTGTGTGCCCTATGGGCACGGAGGAATAATATCAGACTGCGGAATTGGAATCAAGCGGCCACCAGTCTTTCCCGCCAAGCTGTTTCAAAATTTTCAAGGCTGGTCCGCTTGGCGCGGTCTTGCCGGTCTCCCATTTGCAAACCGCCTCGCCTGATACGCCAACCTTCGCCCCCAAATCGGCTTGAGACAGGCCCAGGGTTCTACGCAACTCGATTATCTTGTCACAAAGGGCCTTGCCGGTCGGCTCGTCCGGGAAGCGCAGGGGCGCTCCCATTTTCTTTGACGTTTTGCGGCTCATTTGAACACCTGCATCACAGCCCGTTTTATCAAGCGGTCAGTCGAATATTCCGTGGAAATGGCTTGGATTTGCTTAATGACCTCATCGGCCGTGGCATACTTGGCGGCTTGGTCGAAAGCGGCCTCTTTGATTGTCCGCATGAAATCAATGGTGCAACCTACAGACCTCATGCCCCGGATAATGTCAGTGCGGTTGTCAACCAAAAACAGAGAAACTAAATTTGCTTCCGGCTCACCAGCTAAAAAACCGTCACGGCTTTTCTGGCTTTCGACCAGAATGTTTAAAGGGGCGTCAAAGGTTGCAAGGCCAGGGCAATCAATTAAGACAAAGGGAATAGACGCGACAACAGCCGCGCCTATTCGCAATTTCCCTTTGCAAAAGGATTGGGCTTCCTTTGGCGTTATTCCGCCCACCGATAAAACCACATTGAACGTGGGGCCGTCAAGGGCCAAAGCGGCGCTGTCATATTTGCGGTAGTTGGCGGGAAATTTCCCGCCAACTTGCAGGACACCCCATTCCATCAATTCCAGCCTTCAAAGGTGAATACTTGGACGGTTTTCTCGCCGTCCTTGATATTCCACACTTCGCACTTTTCGCCGAGTTCAGCCGCTTCCGCTATGGCTTTTATATCGTCCTCAAAGTTCGGCGCGTAGATAATGTTCCAGTCCGCTTCGCCGTCCGCATTGTCAACAAGCCTAGCCAAGACTTTCTTGACCGGGACTTTTTTGGACTTGGTGGACAGGCTGAATTTCTCGCCGAAGCCCATGACCGTAATGCCCATCGGGTCAAGCCGGGGCAGACCATCAACTCGGCACCAGTTACAGATAAGGGCTACTTCATCCTCATAGACGATAAGGCCCGCCTCATGCCCGGTCAGTTCGTGCAGACTGTTTGTGGTTGTCATGGTTAAATCCACTCCTCGGCCCGCATGGGGCGCTTGGCGACAACGGTAATATCGCCCTGTTCGGAGCCCTGGCCCACAAGGATAAAATGGTGGGCGTAGCCTCCGCCCTCTTCCTGAACCGCCTCTATTTTGGCTTGCGCCAAGTTGGAGGCTTTCAAGCGCGTCCAGTTGCGAGACTGGTCATCAGCCAGGATGTTGCTGTAATAATGCTTCACCTTGTCCTCCTCAAATTTCTGCCGGAACGGAAAGCCCGGCCTTGATTAAAATGTGTTCAACAATAGCCTCGGCCAGCACTTCGGGCGGCGTGTCCCGATAAGTCATAAGCCAAAAGTCATCTATCTTGGTCCACGGCCGACCGCCCTTCCTGATTTTCAAAATTTCTTCCACGGTCCACGGGTATTTATTCATTGTTGGGTAGCCTTTCAGTCTTCCGAATCAAAAAGATTGGGATTATCGTAAATTTTTCTGGCGATCCGGTCGGCCTCGTGCCAAGCCGCGAACACCGTCGCCGCCTGGGGAAACTCCCCGTCTTGCAAGCGGCCGATCCATTGGCCGCCGCAGATCGTGTCAAACGCTTTGCACATGGCGGACCGGGCGGACTCGACCACTTGATAATCTATATCGGCGTTGCTGAGAGCGTTCATTTTCCTGCCTCCTTAATGCCCGATGGGCGCCACGCCGAGGACCGTCTGGCCCCGGTTATCGATCCACCACTTGGCCGAGGGCTGCATTATCTTGTCGAGTTCGGCCTTGAGTTCCGGCTCATTGACCGCCCGCTCGGCGAACTCTTGCCATTTGACGTTATACTTGTTGAGGGTGGCCAGAACGCCGTTCCGCAGGTCCAAAGCCCACTTGACCTGCTTCTCGGAGCCCTGGAGTTCCGGCAAGGCCAGAGGACAGGCGGCCCCGGCGGCGTTTTCGGCGGCCTTGGCGGCCCGCTCGGCCTCGCGCTTGGCCGCTTGCTCCTTGCGGTAGCACTCGGGGCACTGGCGACCGCCCTGGCTGACCCAAGCCACCCAGCGGTCAGCCTCGGCCCGGTTATAGCAATCGCGCTTTTCGGCCCAAAATTCGGTGCCGCAATCCGAGCAAGTCAACTGGACCCTAGCTTTAGCCATTTTGCACCTGCTTTCTTTCTTCTCAGACTTCGACCTCGGCCAAAACCGCTTCTAGGAGGGCGCGGTCGGGGCCGTTGGCCGAGGCGTGTATTTTGGGGCCGTCCGCGCCGATCTCGATGTAGGCCATATCCATGCGCTTGCCGTTGCGGTCCAAGCACAGCCAGTCGCGGGATATTTCATTTTCCCAGACTGATATATTGTAGCAGCGGCGGATATTGGCGTTCTCGGCCAGGGGGATCAGCCGGGTCATGGCATCCCTAATTTTCACGCCCAGAGCAAACCTGTTGTTGGTATTTTCCCGGTAATCATACCGAAAATCTTTGGGGCTGTAGCTAATTACCACAAAATTGGGGCGGTCGGTCACGGGCTGGATAATAGCGTTCATTTTCTTCTTCCTTTCCTCGACTTGTTGGGTCTATATTATCTAACTTAGTTAGATAAGTCAAGATAAAAAACACCCTTTTTTAAACTTTTTTCTTGTTATTATTTCAATAGTTTATCGAGGAAAGGGCACTTAAGCACGGTTGACTATGCTTAAGTCGGGTAGTATGACCTCAGTTTGCCCCACAAATCACCGCGCAACTCGCCGGTCTGCATCCGGTAGCCTTCATCCCACACGGTATGCAGGAAATTGGAGAATATGGGGTCCAGCTTTTGCGCCGCTTTGAAGTTGCCGTAGCTCAGGCGCTTAGTTATGTAGTCCGCGACAATGGCTTTGAACAGCTTCTCCGGCATGATCAGCCGCCAGCGGTAATCAGCCTTAAGGTCTTCTTTTATCTTCTTTTTCCACCGGGGGCCGAGCCACTTCAACATCTTGGTGCCAAGCAACTCAACCAAGTCCTTGCGCCGCCTGGACCTGACAAGGAGCTTGCCGGGCTCGTCACGGTGCCGGACCACGGAGACAAAACTGTTCAAGGTGAAAAGCCACATAATCACTCCTCGCCGTAGCTGTTATCGGTATCCCTCTGGAATTCCTCTAAGCTAGACACATATTTCTTGTTTTCTTCAAAAAATCTAAGTAAATCCCTGTCAGGTAGGCGGAATTCGTAGATGCGCTCCTCCCGCTTGATTAGCCAGATTTCCCGGTTGTGGTCAAAGACCGGCTTTCTGTCTATGGGGTGGTCGCAAAAGCCGGAGCCAAGCCCGCCGCCCTTTTGGATCGAGACGATATAGTCAAGGCTCCACCAGACTATACCCTGCGGTTGTTTGCTGACCGCCGCCACCGTAAACTTTAAATCCATATCTGGATCGTGGATTTCTAGCCAAAGCGGTTGTTGCTTGTAAATGTCCCATGCTGGTTTTTTCTTCATCCTTGGTCGCCTCTCTGACAGGGAACCCTACTGTTGATTAAAATGTTATATTACTCTGTAATAAAAGTCAAGACTTTTATTTTAACACTCCCTTACCTATATTTTTGCCCAAAATCTTTATAATGTCGGTTACTTTTCTGCCGTCCACCCATGTTTCACCCCAACCGTGCTTTTTCAGCACATCAAAAACGTCTTGAGCTTCTTTCAGACTGGCGCAGTTGAAGTGATCAAGGTTTTCAAAGACGCTGAGACCATTTTTAAAAATGGTTTCGTTCCCTTGAGTTCCTGATACAGTTTGAAGCTGCGCCTTTGTCCAATTTCCATTAACCTGAACAAAGTTCCCTTGTGTATTACCAAATTTGTCACCCTCGTATGATACCCTGTCAAGTCTAGCAAGGTTGTCACCTTTCCAAACAATGCCGGGGGCTTTTTGGACATAGGTGGAGTTTCTTCCGAATAACCTTGTAAAAACGTAGTCAGCACCACCCGTTCCGAGGTCAGCATTTGGGGACATACCATACATTTCCAATCCTACCCTTGGCTTATCCGCAGTTGAAACTAGCGATCCTCCAGAGTCAAACGTAATGTCAAGTATTTCTGCCATTGTTTTATCTTTGCTCTGAATCCTATGGTGCAACACGTTTTTTTGGGTAAACTCTTTCCATTCCGCAGATTCAAACTCCGGGTCGTAAAAGTGCCGATAACCGACATCAAAGGGGTCATGCCCGCCGTATGGATTATAGCCCGGTAGTTTGTCAATCCTGCCTCCATTCGTGCTTAACTTGCCCTTCAAAAATTCCACCCGCTCGGCTTGGCTGGCACCTTTCATGGTTTCCAGTTCATCCAATAAATTATAATTCCCCCTGTTTCTAGCGATTTTTGTTAGATACATTTCCTCTGCATCAAGCAAGGCAGGGGCGTTCAGTTTAATGCCCAACTCCTCCTCAACCGTTTTTATAGCGCGTAAAACTGAATCCGCGCCTTTCCCTGGAGCAAATATCTCTACCTGATTCTTTAATGCCTGGCCTACGCGCTCTTCACCATGCCAAAGCCGAATAGTAACTCCGTCAGGCGTGACGGCTTCATAAACCTTGGCATTAAATTCCTTCCCATTTTTGCCATAAACCAAAATTTTGCCATTCGGTTGAATGTCAGTATTTATTATCACGTCCGTTTGGGTGGCAACACCTTTTTTCAAATCCTTGTATTTGCATATCGGCTCATAATCCTTCCAAACCAAACCAACATTTTTTACAGCTTTCTCCTTCGGCGTGAATGCAAAATTGAAAAGTGGAGAATCTTGGAACTTGCCGGAGGACGTGACCCCCAAAGGTGAGAAAGTTTTTTGTGAAAGGCTTTGGGTAACGTCCTGTATGGCTTGATCGAAACTGCTCTTGAACGTGTCCGCGAAGGAAGGATCGACCTTTTTCAAATCGGTATAGAGGGTGGTGAAAGTCTTGTTCAAGTCATCAATATTCGCCTTCACCAAGGCCGCGTCAATCGCCTTCCCCGGCCTGTTGTGTGAGACGTTCCATTGGAGTCTGAGTTTCTCCTTGAAAACTTCGTAGTCTTTTTCCAGCTTCAGCATTTCCGAAGACTTTGAGGGAAGGCTGATTTTACTGCTCAAAAGTGATTCCGCTTCTTGGGTTATCTTAAATCTGGCCCCGGTTATATACTGACCATCAACCGTTTTTTCAAACCAGAAAAGCAAGGACTGGTCTTCAACCAAGTCCTTGTCAACGGGCAGGGCATACCCGCGAATCCGGCCATTTTCAATCTTTTGAACCTCGGCCGCTGATATTCTGCCTGTGGGCAAAGCGGCCGGCGGGGCCTCTACAAGATGAGGGAATTTCTTTGCCAAGTCGGCTTTTCTGGCAATCAAGGTCTCGGCCAGCTTGTCGGCCTCGGCTTTCTCAAGCGGCCCG